TGTAATCTATTTTGTTCAGACCAGATTACTTGGTCACTTGTCATTGGTAATTCAGCACCGACCATTCTTAAGAAACCAGATAACGTTCTGTTACCATATCTTTCTACTTCTTGTTCGTAAATTTCAGGTAAATATTGCGCAGCAAAATCACTGAAATTAGCTGGAATACCCGCACCACCACCATTATTTGTCCATTGCAAATAATTAGTAGCTAGCAATTGTTGAGTTTGAGAAGGTACTAAACTTCCAAACTGTGGGGTTAAAGCCATAATTTTAGTTTTAATTAGTTAAACTTTCGTTTTTTGATTTTCAATTTTGATGAATCAGCTCCACTCACTGCTTTAACCTTAAAACCTCCTACAAAGACGTCCCCACTGGCAACCTGCCTTGGTGCTTCTGTACTTGGATTTTTAGATTGTTGTACTAAATTTTTAATACCATCCGCTTTACCTTGCTCATAAAAATGAGAGGCTAGTTTATCTGTGTTCATCGCAGCATATAAAGCTTTATGATAACCTGCAGTATCACTAATATTTCCTTCTTTATCAACAAATTTGTCAGTAAAGTTTTTAAGATTAGATTGACTTTCGGCTATTTTCACAGGGTCTTTTACTTTATATCTAAATTTTTTATCTCCTACATTATAATCAAAACCTTTGAAATCAGTTTGAAATAAATTATTAGTTTTTTCTTTAAAAGCCTCTTGTGATTGCTTTATAGTTTCTTGCTGTTTATTATAACGATTAAAAAAGTCAACAGCTTTTTGCTGTTCTTGTGTTACTCCAGGACGATTCTTAATCTCAGCATAGTATTGAGATTTTTTATTTTCTAAATCCTTTTTTGCATTAGCAACAGCTTCTTTATATGCTAACTTCTTTTTTCGTATTTCTTTTTCCTCGTCTAAATCTTCATCTATTTTATAATCTTCCATTATAAGTTCGATGTCATCATTATCTAAATGAGGTTTATTCTTTCTTAAGTATTCTTTTAATAATTGATCATTATCTAATTTAGAATAATCTTTATTAAGTTCTACGTAATCCTCTACTGTTCCACCTGTTTCATTCATAAATGTAACTAATTTTTCTACATTTTCTGGTAACTCAGGTGTTTTAATTAATTGAGGTTTTTCTTTTTCTTTTTCTTTAACATCTTCAGTAATTTCTTCAATTACTTGGACTTCAGCGTCTGTTTTATCATCTGTATCGCTGACCCGTACTTCTGCGTCCATCTTTTTGCTATCTCCGGGTGATTCTTCCACAGGAATTTCCTCTGTTTTTCGCTCTTGAACGGCATTTTCTTCTGGTTTTTTAGTTAAATCCAGTTTTACTACGTCAGGAACTATTTCTCCTGTAGCGTCTGGAGCTGTTAAATCAATTTTTGCTGGAGCATTTGTTACATGTCCTAGGTCTTTAGCTTTACGCTTAGGTTTTGACTTAATTTTAAAGTCACCTTCTTGTTTGACCTCTACGGTCGGTTTTTGGTCTCCCATAATATAATATAATTAAATAATTAATAATTAAGCTGGAGGCATTGTGCCTTCCTGGCTTTGTTTTTCAAAATTAGTAGGCATTAAATCATTTTGTCTTTGATCTATCATAGCACTTTGCTGTGATCCTGCTATTCTTGTTCTTTTATCCTTGCGATCTTCTATTTCTTTTTCACGCGTGGTTTCTCTTTGTGCTTTCATTTGCTCTAGCTGAATTTGATAATTAAATTCTTCAGCCATTAATTCACGCTTAATCTCTGATTCAGTTCTCATACGTTCTATTTCCATTTGAGACTTAGCTTGTTCAAAGTTTATTTTTTGATTAGTTAAAACTTCTTGTTTTTGTACTTCAGATTCAGCAGCTGCTTGAGTAGCTTGAGTATTAGCTGATGCTTGTTGTTGAGCCATATCAGCTTGCATCTGTCTTTCGTAAGCTTGTTTCTTTTTACGTTTTACTTTTAGCATTTGATTAGCTAATTTTAAACTACGTATTTGACGTATTTCAATAGCATCTTCTAAGTCAATACCACCGCTTGATAATGCAACTTGTATATTTTGTTCTAATTGTTGCTTTTCTTCATCATCTGGTTCAAGATCTAAGAAAATACCAAAATCATGTAGATTTAATTTATCGACTTCTTTTAAAGTCATACTATTGAAATTAGTTATACTATTTTTAAGAGCATTAGCTGTTAAAGGATAGTCTAACATATCACTAACTTTTTTAGATATGTTTTCACACATTCTTAAAGTTAAGAATAAACTACTATTATTAATATGTTTAGTAGCAATATTAGAAGCATTAGCAGCCATTTTTTGTAAACCTACTAATGTATCTCTATCTGGTACAGAACCATCTCTAGCTTCACTTAATCCGGTTACATCTCTTATCATTTGTAAATAATAATTATATGTAGATATTAAGCTTTGTATTTTTGCTTGTCCTGAACCTGTGGATAATTCTTGTACAGGTATTTTACCTCTATTTATATCACCGTCTTGTGTTAAAGATCTACCAACAACAGAACCTGTTTGGAAATACATATTTAATGCTTCAGCTGGATTGTAATTAGTACCATTACCTAAATCAACTTCTGCTAAACCGTCCATATCTAAGAAAACACCATCTGGTACCATTCTAGCTATTACCTGTTGTAGTTTAAGATGAGTAATTTGTATCATATCAGCAAAACCAGTAATTCTACCTACTGTAGATTCTATTCTACCTTTATACATACGTGGTGCACAGATAGCATAGTTCATTTCTACTTTTGTAGTATCAGCTTTTGGTCTAGTCATGTTAGGACACATTTCCCATCTTAACATTATATCAGTACCTAAAACTTTAACTCCTCTATAAAGAGTTTCAATAGTTCTACCTACTCTATCAAAATTATCATTTTCTGGTGGATTAAAAGTATCAGGTTTTTCTAATGCTTTTTCTAATCCATATTCTGTTTCTTTTATTTTAAATACTTGTTCACTATAAGTTTTGTATTCAAAATATAATAATGGAATAGTGTTTTGATCCCATGGACCATTACCATATCCATACATATAAGTTCTATTGCCTTGTTGTTGTTGAATTTTTTCTAATGTAGCATCATCTAATCTTGGAAATTGTTTTGCTATTTCAGGTAAAGTAACTGGTTTTAATTCCCCTACATAATATATGTCTTCAAAATTTGGATCTTCTGTGTAAGAATATATTAAATAAGCTGGATCAACATAATCAACTGTTATACCATTAGAAAGATTAAAATTAGTTTTACAAGCCCCAATTCCACACGTAACTAAGTCGTAATTAACTCTTCGCTTAGTTAGTTCCCATCTGTTAGTATCTAATACTTGATTAATAACTTCTTCTTCTGCAATTTCTATAGCTTGCTTGTAATTAAGCTGCATGTGTAATTCCAACTCAGTTTCATCTTCAGGTAATTTACTTTCTGGAATTGTAGTGTTAAACAAAGAAGAATCAAGTTTTTCAACTATTTGTTGCATTGTTTCTCTAGCAAAAATATCTTGAGCTAACATTTCTGCGTAATTAGTTCTTTTTTCTAAAGACTCAGGATCTTGAGCAAATGCATTTATTTCATAATTTTTATTAGAAATACCATTAACTAATATATCAACAAATTTAGATATAATAGGAACTGGTTTCCAATCTAAATTAAGATAAGACAAATCACCATTAATTGACAATTCATCTTTATATTTATCTACAGGTTGTTCACCTCTTGCATATAGTCTTAGTCTATTATAATTGTTCCAAGTAGTTAAGTATCTATTACCATTAGTTCTACCTTGATTAAACCATTCCTGCTCTATAGCTTGAGCAACCTGCGTGCCATATTCCCAAGTAGCTTTTTCACCGTCACTAACAACTTGGCTAGGAAATGTACTATTAGTATTATAATTTATCTTCATTTAATCTATAATTTTTGATAATGAACCACTATTGTCATATTTTTTTATACCTAAATCATACTTTTGTTTAATCAACTTAGGAACTGGTCTATATTTATTTTTATTACACGCCATGATAGCTAAACCTGAGCTAATAGAAGCATCATGAGTTGTTCTATTATTTATATTGAATTTTGCCCAGTCTTCTAATGTTCTTTGGAAATACATATCTCCATAGGTGAGATCTTCTAGTAATCCAACTCGCTCTTCAATATAAGTTTCTATAGCTGCAGCGTGAGCTTGTTTAATATCTTCACTTGAGTTAGGTATTCCACCTATTTCTCTTTCTGTTACGGATAATTTATTATAAATTTTATCAGGTCTATTCATTGCATAACCTCTATATCCTCTTCTTTTAAAATGATATAATAATCTAGGTTTGTTATTTTCCGCTAATATTGGCATTCCGTAAAAGATACAAGCCATGAGAACGTCTTCAAAAAATATTTCAGCAGTTTGTGGTCTAGCAATGTATTCTAAAAAGAAATGATTAGGAGGAACATCTTCCATACTAAATTTAGTTAAACCATGTAAAGATCCGTTAGAACCTCTACCATCTACTGTTCCCGATATATCATAACTATCACAACCAAATGATCCTAAGTTTTCATTACCTGGATATTTTCTACCTAATTTTTTAATTACATTATTCTGTAAATGAACTGGTGGAACCCATGAGACAAAAAACCTACCACTTTTATTTGGTACAAACATTACTTGAGTATCTTTTATACCTCCAACCCATTTAAATGAACCTTGTGTTACAACACTACTATGTTTTATATCTGCATTCCAGTCTATTTGTTGATATATTTTAGTAAGATTAAATAAAGAGTTTTTAGATTCATCTCTAAAAGCATGTTTAGTTGTACGTGGAAATTGTCTATAAAATTCATTTAAAGCATCTTGGTCTTCACTTAAACCATCTACTTCGTTTTTCCAGTAGTCTAATACTCCTAATTTTATTTTTTGACCATGAGGATCTTCCTTAGGTTTGTTGGGTGTTTCGAATACAGGTATCCCATAAGAATCAATGTATCCTTCGTAATTCCATTCCATAGGAATGAACAGACTATAGAGTCCGCTACGGGTTTGTCCATTTGCATTTCTTTTGTTAACATCTGAGTTTTCATATAATTTTTTAAAATTACCACCACCTTTATCTAAAGCGTTAGATGTTGAACCCATCATACATTTACCAATAATTCTAGAACCTAATCTTAAACATGTTTTTGTAACTCTCCAGTTGTTTAATATGTTATTAGGTCTTTCCCATTTACCTGATTCATCATGTACTAATAATTTTAGTTTTTCACCATCATAACTGTTATCACCGGTGTTTTTCCAATCTATTGTAGTATCTAGACCTTGTAGTTCTGCTTCTGCTTCTCCACTTATTATTTTTCTTCTTGTGAACTTAGAAGCTGGTACTCTATATGCTAATTCTGTTTTAGGTCGATCCATACCATCTTGAATCGGTTTAAAAAAGAAAGGGTAATTAACTGATATTGGTACAACTTTGTCAGTAAACATAGTCTTAGCATCTGGTCCTGTTTTAGATAATATTCCATATCTCGAATCACTGGATATTGTAGCTAAGTTAACAACCTCTCCAGAAGCCATAAATGAAAAACCAGATCTACGGTTTTTTAGATAACACATACCGTAACATCTAGTATCTGCTTTACATGCTTCCCAGAATAAAAAGAACAATCTATTTGCTTCTCTAAAATCTGGTGGTCCAACATCAATTTTACTCCATTGTAAATACATGTAATGTGTTCCTGTTAAATAAATATCTCTATCGTCATTTTTAAACCAAAAACCTTCTTCACGTCTAGTAAATTCTATATCAATAAAATCATACCATCTTTCTTTAAAATCTTCAGGATATTTATCCCATTCAAAAACACTTTTAATTTTTTTAAGAACTTTAGGTAATGGTGTTCTTGTCCATTTATTATCTTCAAAAGTATGTATATCTTTAGGTTTACTAGGAACTCCAATTTTTAAACCTTGTATTTCATATATATCTCCTACAGTTCCATCTTTACTTATAACTATAAAATCATGTTCCTCGTTATAACCATATTCCCATTTCTTATATTTATTGTTTCGCTTAAGAATCTTTGGTTTAACGTGATCTTTTAATATACTATATAGAGTTTGTGTATACATTATTTAGATCTTCCTTCAGCAAAACCACGGAATGTAGTTTCTTTTTTTTCCTCTTCTTTTGGTTTATCTTCTAATAAGTTTTTTTCTTCTTCTATTCTATTTAATATTTCAAAAGCATCAAATATACATAGTTTTTTAGTAGCAGCTGCGTTCTTTAATCTGTCCGCGGAAATGTCTGGTCCAAAATCTATAATAGGTTCTTTAGCAACTTTAATTAATTCTTTAACTGCTAATTGTCCAGCTTGGATTATATTCTTCTTCGTTTCCTTTGTACTCATATTTTATAACTATATCATTTGATTTCATACAATAAAGACGCTCGTCATCTATAACGAACTCCCATTCGGCACCTGGTTTAAACCCTATCTTGTCTCCTGGGTTAATTCTAGATACCTCTAACTTATTATTACCAATTTTAACTATTCCAGTATAAGGAGTTTCTTTTCTATTCTCTAGAGAAGATTTGTTTTTAATTGGTTTTATAAAGCAACGATCACCAAAAGACTTCCAAGTGTCATTACTTTTGTATAGATATATTTGATCTATTCCTACAAAGTATAAGTTGTCTTTAAAATAAGATCTACTATTACTTTGTTTACCCTGCATATTATAGAATCTTCTAAAAACATTTTGATGTACAACTATAATATCTCCTTTTTTAATAGAAGTTTTTACAGCTAATGGTGTTTCTAAAACTACAGCAAATCTATTAACAAACTTCCAAGATTCAATTTTAGTATTTAAAATTAATTTCTTTTCACCTATTTTTTTAGTATTTGCATATCTATCACCTAAAGGTTCTACAATAAAATCATAAAGACTCCTCATTAATACTCTAAATCGTATTCAATAGAAATAGCCATGTTAGAATTGAATTTCTTCCACGGTAATATTTCATTAGCTTTCTTTATATGTATATTATAAGAATTATCTTTTTCGTCTAACAGTATATGTGATATTTCATGACCACCATAAACTTGTTGTCCTATAGAATAATGCATTGCTTCATTTTTGTAATCAGCACCAATACTGATTTTTCTTATAACATTACTCATTTTCTTTTTCTACTACTTCAAAGCTACCGTCTTCTAAATTTATATTTATTGGACCGTATTTATCTTCTAATACTTTTTTAAATTCTTCCTGTGTTTGATTTACACCCGCAAGTTCATGCAAGACTGCATGTTTTTGAGTTTCTAGAACTCCTATGTCAGTTGTTAATTTATAAAGATTTGCTTGTAAATTTTGTATTTCTTTTAACTCCTTTTCAGTTATTTTATTTTCAGCCATTTTAATTTAATTTTATTCGTTTATATTTACTTACATTATCACTAGATCCTGTGAATTCACATAATAATGTTTCACTATCTACAACTGTGTATTTAATATTAACACTGTGTTTGTTTCTTTCGGTGTATATATTGGTTATAACATAGTCTTTACCTTTTTCATAAATTATTTCTTTTGCAGTTTTACCTACATAAAAAGAAAAATTACTGAAAGTGTATTTATCACCATCCCATAAAATAGCAACGTAGTAAGTTGAGTTTTTACTTTTCCATAAACCTTCTAGTCCAGGAACTTCTTGAGCATAAGTTAAAACGCTCACAAGCATAAAAATGCTTATTAATAATTTTTTCATAATATTTAATTTAATTTAAGTGTTCTAAGGTATAATCACCGATTTTTAGTGATCTTTACTTTTTGAATATACTTGTTACCTTTTCACCTGAGCGTCCTCCAAAATAAGCTAATACAACAGCCATCATAACTTTCTCAAAAGTATCATTCCATGTGCTATTTATATGAAAGGGTATACTTTCTACACTATCTAATATACCTGCAAAAGAAAATACAACAATACACCATACAAGAACTAGTGGACGTACATTTTTAGACATCCAAGAATCAGACATAGAATCTGCATTCCATCTGGAAGTAATAGCTTCTATTTCTTTATTCTGTTGTTCGTGTATTAATTGTTGTAATTTTATTTTATCATCTAAAGAAACATCTGATTTTGCAATT